TGTTGGGTAAAATTGCACATGCCATTTCACGCATTGACTAAAATCAACGGCTGCCCATGATGGCCTTAACTAGGGTTAGAAAACCCAACTTTGAGTCATTAACAAATTTTTGGTTCTCTCATGTAAATGTTCTTAAAATCCTGGTAAATCTTAAGCCCAAGATTTTAATTGATCATAAACTTGGGAATTATGTACTGGTACGGTATAACCAATGTTTTAACTAGTGGTATATAGACCTGTAACAAGTGCTCTTTCCTCGTCTCTTATTATCATGACTGACTTATTGACACTGTCATAATAACCATGTTTAGACAAAAATTTAAACTCGCTATCTGATATATCTAAACCTTTGACAGATACGCCTATACCATAATAATCAGGTCCGTGAACACTATCTGCGTTATAAGTCTAAATATATTCGTTAAATACATTGATGTACCTTTACAAGCAACCTCTTTCAATTATATCTAAACCATCATCACCTGCAGCATTTGGGTGAAAATGATCGATAACATCTGCTAATTCTGCAATTTTAAGTTTTATTTAAATGCATCTTTCAGTGTTACCTAAAGTTGTACGTATGGGGTCACCACTAAATACTGTGCCGTCAATCAAAACAGAAAATATTCTAATTCCATTCCTACCTGAAACTCTACTATGTAAATCCTTTTTCTTAATTCTAATGTCCACCCTACTATTTTAATTCTCCATATACTTGTGGATATATGTTATTTGTTCATAATTAAAACCAAGCAAAGAGCACATTTGAATTAATAATTAACCAGAAACTAATTTCCTGTCAATACTTAATAAATCTGTAGAAATAGTGGAATCAAACTGAGCATAATCTGTACTTATAAAAACAGGGTCCTAAAAAGTGTTAAGTAAACTGGAAATATGATCTGTTAATTACTCATTGTTCAAAGCATGAATAAAGCAACCTAGTTATCTCCTAATATTATTTCGTATTTATGGTCTCTATTTGTCATAAACCTTGATTAGATTTAAAAAGTTTTAACCAATGCAACCGATAATGGCTTTTATGCATGGAATAGGGTCCATAACTATACGATATTTGCATTTGTCTACATTAGGAACAATTTGATCATATTCATTCTTAATAATACCAATGTGTTATTTCTCATCTTTCTTACATATCATATTATAAGCATTCTATAATATGGTAGGATCCTTTTAAAAATCTTCATATCCCTGTTTTACAATGTTCCTCTTACATAATTCTAATGTGTCTATATATTCTGAAACACTTAATAATGGTAATTAAAACATTATCGATTTCAATATATCATTATCATAACATATAGAATTTGTAAAGGATGTTATAACTTATTTATTGGGTAAAACGGGAGGAGTGAGTTATCTTAAAAGTAATGCCCAAATACCACCTTTCAATTCAGCATAAGGCATTTTTGGTAAATGAAGATGATGGACAAAATCTTGCATACATTCTAAATACATCTTATGATTATATTATAAAGATGTAAGTGTATCAAACATATCCTTGAATTTTTAACAAGTTTCAGATGATATGTAACCAGACAATCTACTACAAACACGTTCATACTACTGCCTTTAATTACGATCCAAACATTGATCAAATTTATTATCAATCAATGCTATTTATTACTGTAAAGAACAATCTTTCTTATCTGTAATACCAACATAATTAGTTAAACCACAATCTTAATATTATTATAATTCAGTATTACAAATTAACCTTTTATTCATCTTATTAGGTACAAGGTCAGATTATTAATCAACTAAATTAGTCTGTGCTGACTTATTATTAAATTTCGGCCTTACTTTGTTATAAACAAATTTAAAGCACTTATACCAAAATGTGGGTCTTATGACTGATGTTAAAAGGTTTAAACTATCAAAG